ATTCACTTCGACGCTCATGAGCGCACCGGCTTGATAGCCTTCAGTACGAAAGCGTGAGTGTCCTCGGTCTCCTGGGAGGCCATCACGTCGAAGTCTCCGATGTAGATGGACCTGTAGTCCGTCATGGCGGTGATCCCAACCTGCTTCTTGTACTCTGGACGCTGCAGGTAGACCAAGCTCTCCCTGGAGATGACCCTCCGGTGTCCTGGATCTCCGAACGCCCAGCGGCTGTTCCAGGCAGGGCACGTCGCCGCCAGATGGCCCCCCGGCTTCAGGATCCTCCAGATCTCGTTGAAGTGAGCGAAGAACTCCTCCGCGTTCCCGAGATGGCCCAGGTGCTCCAGCAGCTCGTAGGCATGGATCTCGTCGGCACTGTCGTCTGCGAACGGCCACGGCAACTTCTCCAGGTCCCAGACGATGTCGGTACCGTGAGAGGGCTCGATGTCGAGGGTCGTGATGTGCTGGCCCTCGAAGTTGTAGCGACCTCCCACCAGCAGCCTTCTGTCTCGGGATGACCCAGAGCCCAGCAGGATTACCTCTTCCATTCAGATCCTCGTGCAGTTTCGGCAGATCTCCCAGCGATCAGCTTGATCGGCTACGTGATCTGCCCTGAATCGGACGTACTCCGGTGATGCGTACACTTCTCGCAGCGACTGTTTCCTTAGGTCTCCGAACACCACCTTTCCGGTTGGATCGAAGCAGCACGGAGTCACCCGACCGTCGTAGAGAATGTAGATCGCCATCGTCGAACGCATGCACCACTCGTTCGGCTTGAACCCGTGCTGGGCCTTGTTCTCTCCTGCCCAGTTACCTTCCCAGACCAGCACTCCGAATCCGCCGACGCCAGCCGCTCCCCACTTCAGGTAGAACGCCTGCTCGTGCTCCGTCTTCCACTCAGGCACAAGCACCGCCCTGACCTCGATCAGCATCTGTCCCCTGTTGGCGATGGCGTAGTCGATGTTCGCGCAAACCTGATCGTACTTACCCTTCAGGCCCATCGTCTTCTCGTGCTGCTCAGCATTGGAAGCGTTGAGGCTGAACACTACCGTGGAGAGTCCAGCGTCCTTCAGTCGATCGAACAGGCTCGGCTTCAGGTAAACCCCGTTGGTGTAGATCTTGATCGGCTTGTCCGCGAGCTTCTCCCTGGCGTACCTGACCAGATCTGGAAGACGCGCATCGAGTGTCGGCTCGCCGAGTCCGGTGATGCAGAACTCTGTTACGAGTGGGATCGTAACCAGCTCGTCGACGATCTTCTGGTACAGCTCGGTGGTCATCAGTCCACCCCAGCGCTTGGACTGGGGATAGACGCAGAAGCTGCAGGCCGCATTGCAGGTAGAAGTGTTTTCGACCTGGACCTGTATCATCGAGCCCTAGTCTACATGAAGCGAAAAAGTCGACCGTTAGCGGTACTTTCGTAGATAGGCCGCTGCGGAGTCCACGATCTCCGGATCGTCACGCAGCCTGCCGAGCGCTAGGTTGCAGTTGTGGCATAGCGTTCCTCGGAGCTTTCCGGTTCGATGATCGTGGTCGATATGCATGCCTCCAGCATGTCCCACGCGAGGACGATGCTCTCCACATATCTCGCACGTCCTACTCATGCGCTCCGCGTACTCGTCCGTGCTGAGCTTGTAGCGATTTGCGTTCTGCTTTGCTCGGAAGGACTCACGGTAGGAGGGGTCCTCTCGGTAACGCTTCATAGCCCTCGCTCGGCACCGTTTCGTATTTTGCTCATTCCTGCGGGACAGATTGTGCTCTCGACGTTCTTCTTCGTTCATGGAGCGGTACCTGTCGCGCATCGACTTCGCATTACACGACCGACACCAGGAGAAGAGCCCCCCAGGCGAGTTCTTGTGTGGACTGAACTCCGATTCGCTCTTTGATGCTCGGCACCTCGAACACTTCTTCATAGAAAAAGCCCTGGAGGGGAGGATCCCTTCCCCCCAGGGCTAGTGTACTACAGAGCGCTAATGACGATAGGTCACAACGCTCTGATGAGCACCTTGCAGGCCGCGGTCGTGGAGAGGGTGGTCTGTGTGACGTACGCGACCGTCTGCGCGATGTAGACGAAACCGGTCGTTCCGTCCGCCACCGCCGACCACGTGAGTCCCTGCGCCGTGGTGTTGTACGCCGGCTTCAGGATGTCGCCTGGAGCCATCGTGGTCACACCGTTCCAGACGGCGGCGTAGGTGTTGTACCCGTGGATCTGGCAGCGTCCGTAGGCGCTGTCGTTGAGGCTGTCCGCCAGGATCCCGCGGAATACCGACAGGGTCGCCGTGGCTGGGGTCGAGACGCGCACGCCGTCCACCGAGGCCGAGACGTCCCACACCATCGGGGTTCCGGCTGCACGGGTCGCTCCGGACACGTTGCGAACGATCGTGAAGACGCTGTCGTCGTCGTCACGCTGGAAGCCATTGAAGATCATCTACGTTTACCTTTCTCTTTCGTCGGGCTCAGTCGGCCCCATGCCGCCTACCCAACATCGAGCTACTGGGGAGGGCTTAGCTCTTCACCTACCCTCCCCAGGTGCGACTAGCTGGTCAGGCTGTTCTTCAGGCGGACGATGACTCCATGCTTGTCGCGACGGGAGATCCAGTGGGCACCGTACCACTGGATGATTGCGGACTCGCCCGTGGCGTTCGGGGCGCGAACGAACTCGCCAGGAGTGAAGTCCGCTCCGCTGTAGACGGTCATGCCGATGAACTTGGTGTTCACGGCGTAGAGCGCCGACAGGTCGGATCCGACGGTGGTCGACGGGGTGTAGGGGTCCACCACCCACTGGTCGAAGACCAGAGGAGCGCCGTTCAGGCGGATGGCCTTGAACGGGAAACCAACTTCCTCGTAGTCCACGAAGCGGAGCAGGGCGCGGAGCGCTGCAGCGATGACCTCGTACCCCATGAGGTCGGTCACGAACAGGTCCGGTCCTGGTCCTGCGCTCTTCGAGCACAGGTTGATGAGGTGGTCGAGTCCCTTCAGCAGGGCGGCGAAGTTCGAGCTGTAGCTGTTTCCGTCGACCGACTGGTTCTGCCAGTAGGTCTCGGTCGACTGGTTGATGTCGCCCAGGGTCCTGGAGGTGGTCGGGTTGTACTGGATCATGCTGGGGATCGGCTCCACGAACTTCGAAGAGTTCGTCGGGCTGGTCCAGGCGGTCGTCACGCTGGTGGTGTCGTTCGCAGCCTGCCCCTGAAGGAGCCAGCGTCCGAAGCGGTCCTGCAGGCCCTGCATCGCCTGCTCGGTCTTGCTCTTCAGGAGGTCCAGAGCGGTGCCCTTGTTCTGAGCACGCTCGAAGTCGCCGATCGTGATCGAGCTGGCCAGTCGGCACCAGTCGAAGAAGGCGGCCGTCTGGCCGTCGGTCGGCGTGATGTCGACAGTGGATACGCCGTTCGGCCCGAAGGTTCCGACGGGCGCGAACTCGTACATCAGCGGGACGCGGAGGCGATCACCGAGGGTGTTCACCTTCTTCCAGTTCCCGCTCTTCTGGTACTTGAAGTAGAACGCGTTGGACTGGGTGATCTGCGCCTGCAGGACTGGACGAATGGCGTCGAGCAGGGCAACCAGTCTCGCGTTGTAGGTCCTGGTGTTCGAAACAGGTGCCATTGAAGCTCCTCCACAGCGGCCTTCCTGCGCCGCCGTGCAGTGAAACGCACAGGCTGGCTTTTCTCTGTGGAGGCTTCCTGTCGCAGCGAACCACAGAGCAGGGATGACTCCCTGAGGGCCACGCTGCGTTTCGTCCGGCTGGAGTTATCGGTCGTGTCCGGCTGTTGTCAGCTTCGTTTCCCCTCGTGGGTGGTTTCCGCTGACGGCCTTCGTGTCGCCTGCTCCAGCTCTCGGATCGTGTCCGCGAGCCTAACTACGGCTTCAACCTACGACATTGGGGCGCAGGCTGTCAATCAGCGACGGCCTGCGCCCCTGGAACTACTCGGTCAGGTCCAGCTCGCGAGCTGCGGTATTGAAGGCCTCTTCGAGCGACATGTTGGCCTTCACTCCCGAGACGGGCTTGACGTCGCTGCGGGATCCGACTCCGGTTGGCTCGCGGTCCGCTCGGTTCTGGCTGATCCTGTTCGCCAGCTTGGTGGCCCCCTCGGTGCGCGCTTTCTTGGCCGCGATGCGGGCCCGCTTTGCGCTCTCGTCTGCGACCACCAGCTTGTACAGGTGCTCCAGGAACTGCTCGGGGCTAGCGTTCCCTGGCCTGATCTGACCGGAGTTTCCCAGCTCGACCACCTTGTTGTAGATGTCCTGGGTCATGTCCTTGTGGCGCGAGACGAAGGTCTGCTCCGCGGACATCATCCGGCTCTTCTCTCCCTCAGTGACCACTCGTCCGAGGGTGTCCTTCAGTGGACCTACCTGGGCTCCGAGGACACTCTCGGAGAGGGCGGACACGTACTCGTCCAGGACCTGACGAACCTGGGATCCGATCTTGTCTCCGAAGAGAGCCTCGACCTTCTTCTGCGCATCGGCGAGACGTCCGGTCGGCTGAGAAGAAGCGCGCTCTGTCGCGGCGGCAGCTGCTCCTGCAGCAGCCGGAGGTGCCTGCCCCTGAGGATAGACATTGAAGCCGTTCGAGTTCGCCAGTGCGTAGATGAACCGAACGGGATCCTGGGTGTAGGCGTCGACCAGCTTCAGTGCTTCGCCTGCCTGCTGGAACTTCTTGGTGGCGGCACCATTCAGGGCCTTGTAGACGGCGGTTAGCTCTGGGCTCTTGCGGATCACCTCCCGCATCTCGTCGGTGATCGCTAGAGCGTCGCCACTGCCGTCGTCTTCGTCTTCTTCTTCCGTCTCTTCGGACTCTTCCCCTTCGGCCGCGCCCTCCTCTTCGGTCTCTTCGGCTTCGGCTTCTCCCTCGGTTCCGGTCTGCTCGGTTCCGGTTTCCTCGGTCGTCTCCTCGGTCTCTTCTGGCCCGAGGCTTTCGTCCGTCACCGACTCCAACGCACCTGCTAGTGTATCGGCCATACGATAGGACCTCCTGTGTCCTAGTAGAACATGTTCATGCCGTTGCCCCCGTTGTTAGCAACGGCACCGCCCCACTGCCGGCGGAGCATCTGGTTCATCGGCGTGTTCTGAATGTCCGTCCACTTCCCACCAGTCACTGGGCCGGTGGGAGTCGACAGCGTCTGCCCAGAAGCATCCGGAGTCGGAGTGGTCGACTCGTTAGTAGAGATTGTCGGAGCAGGTGCGCTCTTGGCTGCAGGGGCGGCTGGCGGCTTCATCCACCCGAACACCTTCGTCGCCTGATCGGTAGGAGCCCACCAGAGACCTCCACCCTTCAGCTCCTGCGCTGTGTTGCTGACTGGAGTGGTTGGGGCTGCCTGACCTTCTCTTCCTCCTGTCATGCCGAAGATGTTCTGCTGACCCTGGTTTCCCAGAGCACCAGTGTTGTTGAACTGGTAGATCAGCATGTCCGTCAGTGGATTTCCGGTGTAGGCGAGCTGTCCCTGAGTCCCCTGAGTTGAAGCAGCCGGAGTTGCTGTCGCTGACGCGGAGTCTCCTCCGCCTCCGGTTCCTCCTTTGACGCATGGGTCAGTCTCGTTAGGCCCTCCTGGACTCGTTCCTTCTGGGCACTCCTGAGGCTTCTCGAACGTACCGTTCGCCCCACGCATCGAGTTGAACCGCATCTGATGCGGGTTCCAGTACTTCAGCCAGCGCTGCAGAGTCTCGTCTGGATAGCGGTCGAAGTCCTCGCTCCATCCCTGCTCTTTCGCGTACTGGCGCAGCTGAGCCGGAGTGGGAGTCTGCCCAGGCTGCAGTCCGGAGGATCCGGTCGCTCCCTGCGAGTATCCTTCTCCCTGTCCGGATCCGCTGGTTCCGCTGGGATCCGAGCTAGCCATGGATCTCCTCCTGCAGGAACGGAGTCAGAGGTCCGCAGCACTCCTCAGTGCTTCCGAACAACGCCCCGAAGGCTGCCCTCGCTCTAGCCTTCCGATCCTTCCTGCACACTTCACACATCCAGTGCTTGCACACTCTGCAGTACTTGATCTTCTTCACCTTCTGGCAGATGTGGCAGTAGCCGAGAAAGGCTTCACTTTCCAACCTTCACGTCCCGGAGGAACCCCATAGCTGGAGCCGCGACGGGAGGCGGTTCTGGAGCTGGTGGCTCAGGCTCAGGCTCAGGCTCGGGAGCTGGCTCAGATTCGGGAACTGGAGGAGCCAGGACGTTCAAGAGAGCGTCCGCTTCCTCCTTGGACAGGACGAGGTCGCAGAAGATCTCGGCGTTCTCCGCGTCGCTCGTCTTGACCAGGATCTCCAGGCCGCCATCCGCGGTCAGACCGATGTAGACACCCTTCTTCAGATGCAGCATGCGTTCTCCTTAGAAGACGAACTTCCGTCCTCGCTCCTCGAATCGCTGTGAGCCGTACTGCAGCCCTAGCTCCCTCATCAGCTGGCGACGCTGTCCCCTGCTGGTTATCCGAACTCCACGAGTCCCGAATGGACCTTCAGAGTCGCACCGAGGGTCCTTCCTGTCGAGCAGCTGGATGTCCACGTAGGGCTCCATCGGATCGTCCCCGAAACTCTCTGCCTTGACATGCTTCGATGGATCCCCTCCGCAGAACGGCCAGTCACCGAGGCGGATTTCCCCTCCGCAGATGTCGCACACGTCGGTGTTCACTTCACTCACGATGGCGGACCTCCTTGAGGTTGTACGGCCACAGCGTTACGCGCCATCACCGCTTGAACGGATGGAGGAAGCGGCGGAGCGCCCCCACTGGAGTTTGGTGGCTGCGGCTGGTTGGGGCTTCCCCCCTGAGGCCCTGGAGGATGCGGGGACGGCGCTCCCGCGGTCGGAGCGATTCCCGGAGGGCCACCGGCTCCAGCCTGGGCCATCGCCATGTTCTGGGCGTCGCGTGCCTGCAGTGCCTGCTGGATGGCTTGCTGATCTGCAGAACTCCTGATGCCCGTCATGTTCAGCACGATCTTCAGGAGCGGAGGAGACATGGACAGCAGCGTGCCCACTCCCGGAGTAGCCAGCACCTGGAGGATCTGCATGATCCGGGAGACGTACTGAGCCTCCGTCGACGGTGACATGCTCTCGATGTCGACCGTCACATCCCAGCGCAGCATGCCGTCTGCGTCTTCCAGGTCGTCGGCGACGATCTGCTTCCACTGCTGCGCGACGATCAGCGCGTCGAGCTGCGCCATCGGAGCGTGTGGATCCGTGTTCATCTGGATCCAACGAGGAAGCGTCATCTTCTTGATCGCCGACTTCAATAGCCCCTTAGCGATGTTGGCCATCCAGTCGGCCACTTCCTGCTGCTCGTAGGAGTCGCGGATGTCCCCACTCTCTGAAAGCTCGGAGACCTCGCGAGCGGTGGGTGCCCCTCCGTCCCTGGTCAGTCGAGCCTGAGGGGAAGACGCAGCCTGCTCCGAGAACCCCTCCTCGGCTAGGGCCAGCGTCCTGATCGCAGCCTCGGAGAAGGTCGGCTGCTGAACCGGAAGGATGGCGTTGAGGTTACTGTTCTCTACCGGCACCATCGTGTTGAAGTCGTCAGTGGCGAGCTTCTCGGTCTCTTCCGGCTTCAGCGCCTTCGGGTCGAATAGGTAGCGCGGTCTCGTGCCCTTACGTACCATGCGCAGCCACTCACGAGCATCGTTGTACTCGTCCTGCTCCGTGAGCTGCGAGAAGATCGGCGGGATCGGATACCACTCTCCTGGCATCACCTCCAAGCGCAGGGGGAAGATCATGGGCATGTCGAACGGTGTCTGCTTCAGGATCTTGTCGTGCCCCTCGGCGAGCACGAGCCTCACCTTCGCTCGGTAGTCCCAGTACTTCCAGACGCGCACCATATCGGATGGGGCGTCCATGTCTTCTCCCATCGGGAGCAGGTCGGAGTCGATTCCGTCCCCGAGCGTCATCTTCCCGCTCGGCTTGAGTCCGTCCGTGTTCTCGAAGGAGCGCTTCACGTCCTCGACGTACATCCACTCCCAGTAGGCGACCCAGTCCATCGACTCGGTGGCGGAGCGATCGTTCGACGCCACGTAAAACTGTCTGGCTGGAATGTGCCTGACGAAGAAGTTCTCGTCGTGCGGGACCTCGGCCAGCTTAGACAGGATGGCTTCAGGGGTTCCCTCTTCCGGCAGCTGACCACTCTCCTCGGCGTCCTGCTTAGCGTCGTCGCTGTCGATGAGGGGAGCTGGCTTCTGGGCGAACGGGTTCTCTCCCCAGTCAGCGCTGTAGCCTACCTCTACCACTCCGAATGCCCACTGCGCTTCCTTCAGCGCGAGCATGCACTCCGGCTTGAAGCGCGTATCCGACTGAGTGACGATCGTGTTGATCGTGTCCTGAAGCAGGTCGGCGCGCTCCTGAATGGTGGAGGAAGGAGTGTCCGCTCTCGCCCGAGACGCCACCACCCGAATGTATGGGTGGTAGTAGAAGATCCTGGGGATCTTCGACTTCATCGCGGCTAGGATCTTGTTGATCTGGTAGCGGCGATCTCCAGAGGCGTCCTTATCGTCTCCCTCGGCCCTCTGGAACCCCTTGACGTAGTCGTGCGATCGGTCTACGTCGAAGGCCTTTGCCCACTTCTCCTTGATCTTCTTCGCCTGCGCGATGCGCTTGAAGATCGTGCGAACCTGCTTCTCTTGGTCGTCAGGTTGGTTCAGCTGGGCAAGTTCTGGGGCAACATCGGCTCCGATGCCAGAGAGGAGAGTCCCGATGCCGCCGACGTCGTTTAGGGTCTGATCGTCACCACTGCCTGAGCCAGGGGGGTACATGTCTCCCATAGCGCCAGACTAACATCAGTACCCTCCGCCGCTTGACCTCCAGCGCTCTGCCTTTCGAGGATGGTACGCAGTCTCGATCGGGGGAAGCATCAGAGTCACGACCCCTGGCTGCTTCATCTCTGCTCTCATCACTGACGGGGGAGTCGCAGTCGCCTTGGGTGCCGGCTTGCTGTTGGCCACGTAGCGCACGCAGTCAAGAGCGTGGTCCTCGGCCTTCTCACGCTCTCTACCGAAGATGGGCTTGCCGTCTGGGCCCTCTCCCACCTTCTCTCGCTTCGCTTCTCTGATCTGCCGGATGGCCTTGACGATCCCGAAGGGATGGTCGCTCCCTGGAAGTACGAAGTACATGTGAGGAGCGCCCCACTCGCCAGTGATCGGGTGGCGATGGCGAAGGTCGATCGACAGGTACTGCTTGATCCTCTCGCGAGAGAGCATCTCGTTGTTGTCCGCTTCGTTCCAGCTGATGGCGGTCGGTTCCCTGATCAGCTGGTTGTCGGCGTACTCGTCGGCTACTGACCAGCGCTCGTTCTTCCTGGTGTAGGCGTCGACACCTCGCGTCCTCTTGAAGATCTGCGGGTCAGCGAGGTTGATGGAGATCGAGCGCTCCATTCCGAGCGACATGGCCGTGATCGATCGCCTGTGCTCAGCGACGCCGTGTTCCTTCCCGTCCTTGTCTGGGCTCTGCTGGTAGTACTCCTGGAAGAAGAAGATGTCCCCCATCTCGTCCACGCCGTACCACAGGCAGCACGTGTAGGCAGAGTCCCCATGGTCGAGAACTCGCCCGAGTCGCATACGGTTGCGGATCCTGCTCAGCAGCTCTGGGTCCGGCTTCAGGAGAGAGTCGTTGTGCATGGTCCAGATGTGGCCCTTCGACTTCACCCACCTTCCTTCGACGTAGCGCGCGATGAAGTCGTCGTCTCCTTCGAGCAGGTTCTGCAGGTTGGCCTCGGATAGGTGCCTGCTCTTCCTGGAGCTGAACACGATCTGCCTGTACCCGAGACCGCACCACTTCTCCCGATAGGCTGGAGAGTCAGGATGGAAGCGCTGCCAGAGCCAGTGCAGCTCCGGGTCTCCCTCTCCGGTCGGGTTGGCGGTCAGGATGCAGGCGATGGGCGGGACAGGACGGCTGGTCCCTCTCTCTACCCACGGCCATGGTCCTGGCCGAGAGGCGATCACCCACTGAGGAACGCTTGCTGCACGCCACCTTCCGAGTCGGCCGTAGAGGATCTTGAAGGCGTCTTCGTCGATTTCCTCCGCCTGATCGACTAGGCAGGCGTTGATCTCCAGGCCCTTGAGGAACGTGTTCAGGTTCGCGCCGAGATCCAGGTGGTGGAAGATGAAGCTGCTTCCGTTGTCGAAGACGATCTCTTCCTTGGTCGGCGGCTTCTTCAGGCGCTTGGGATCGATCCACTGATCAAACGACGGTCGGGTCGAAAGCTCCAGGTCCTTGTAGACCTTGCGCAGCACGGCCACCTTGTAGTTGGGGAAGGTGGATGCCAGCGCGATCAGATGGATGATGGCGGCGCTGGTCTTGCCTGAACCGAACCCTCCGATGAGAAGGAGGGGTCTACCAGGAAGGGACTCGACGGCGAGGCGCTGCTCGTCGCTGTCCCACTCGAACGGTGGGCGATCAGGCGGCTGGCTCGGGACTTGGCTCTCGGTCGCCATCTACGATCTCAGCCTCGACCTCATGTGGGAGAGGTGCCGGCAGCAACTCGGTAGCCGCCCACGGCATCCTCGTTCCCTGAGGAAAGACTATCAGAGGCTGAGCGGGAGGAGCGAAGCCCTCGATCTGAAGCTCCTTGTACCGGTTGGCCAGACGCACGGCCATGAGGAGAGCCACCTCTGCAGCCTTGTCGCGGCGTTGGGTGTCGGGGACCTCGACCATCCTCTTGGCCACAGGATCGAAGGCCATCTTCGTTGCCATCAGCGCATCCTGCACGTGGATGATGGCGTTGTTGCCCACGGAGAAGACACGCCCCTCGAACATGTGGCGGGAGCGTTCCATGGTCTTCCGCAGCTCGGAACGGAAGGAATCGTTGTGCATCCAGGTGTAGATCTGCTTCGCCGAGGTTCCAGCCGCCTCGGCCGCGCGGTCGTAGCTTCCTCCGTTCGCCAGGATGGCAATCGCGCGCTCGTGCTTGGGGGTGATCCTCATCCTCGTCTCCCAAGGATCATCATACGACGTGTCCTCCCCACAGTCGGCTCAGGCGCTGGAGTTGGAGTAGGAGCTTCTGCTGGAAGCCCACCGAACCTAACGAGGATCAAGTAGGCATCGTCTTCCGGATCCATGTACTCTCTGAAGTCTATCGCTCCCTCTCTCTTAAGCTCCTCGAACCACAGCCGAATGACCGCATGCGGACCGACCCCAATGTGCTTGAGCGTCTTTAGGGACACCTTGTACTTGCGAACGATCGTTCCGTCTTTTCCTCGATCCTCTTCGATGGGCTTGAACGCACTACTGAAGGATTTGATCATCCATCCACTCAGCTGCTCATCAGAGTACCGAGAAAAGTCCTCGGGCCAGTTACGATCCCTCAACTGTTTCCTGATGGAGTCGAGGTAGCTATCGCGATTGAGCAGTCCCCAGATATGCTCGCTGTTGGTTCGAGTGCTAGACGTTGATGCCATGGGACCCCAGGTCCTCGGAGAAATCCAGCTCACGAACTAGCCCCAGGGGAGCTTGTCGACTTCGAAGCCGCTCGCCTGGGCATGGCCTCCGCCTCCGAACGACTTCGCCACCTCGGAGCAGTCGAAGTCCTTCGTAGAGCGCAGGGAGAACTGCCACTTTCCATCAGCGCGTCGGAAGTAGCCGGCGACGAATGGAGCGCCGCTCTGCTCCAGCAGCATGTTGAGATGAGTGCTCA